TATCTCTTGGCTTTGGTCTAAGTAGTTGTGGCTCTCCGTCAAGGGCAATTTCGGCTGCTGCGACAAATGTAATCCATGAGGCGACCGCTAGTAAGGCTGACGCGAGCCAGATTGTCAATAAAACGAGCCAGCCCGAAGTGGTGGAGCTGGCGAACTCAATTGATGGGCATCAGGACAATATCATTGCTGCGGCCGATACGGTCCACGCGAATATTAGCGGAATCGAGGATAGTGTCCCTTGGTGGGCCAAGACCCTGAACAATCTCTCGTATGCGGGAATAGTAATCGGCATAGTGGTTCTATTGTGGTATACGGGAGTTGGGTCGCTGGTCAAACGATTCTTCTGGTCGCTGGGGATGTTTATTCCCCGCGCTGCGATGCGTGATGCAGAATTAGATAAAGAATCTATAACACCGGGCAGAAATGCAACCCCGCGAGAATCAATCGCGGCACGAAGAGCCAGCGATCCCGCGTACAACGCGGCATGGAGGAAAGTGTAATGTTGATTTGGGACAGATTAAGTGTAGTCGTGGATTACACGTTGTGGTTTGTGGGTATTTGTTGAGGAGTAATGTTTATGTTGGGTATGTTGTCTGAATTGTTAGGTACTACATGGTGGTCTATCCTGTGTGGCTGTGCCGGCTTTTGTGTTGGCGTGTGGTCGTGTCGAACTTGGCTTTCTCGGTTTTTTGATGATTATTGATGGCCACCGAAGCCATACAGATTGATTATAGGATGGCAACGATACCACCTCCCACCAAGCAGATGATGGAGGCTGCTGCCCTGTCTGCGTTTCAGCACATGAAGTCCAAGGTGGAGCTGCACACTCAATCCAAGTCTGCTGATTGGGATGAACTCCACACTTGGCTGCAAGAGGCGTGGATGGAGTCATGCAAAATTATTTATGGTGTTATCGCTGTTCATGGGGGTGCTTCTGTAAAAAGTCTGGATGAGGAAAATATGAGAAAGAAACTGGAAGATAACGAATGAGGACATTCTGCACTCATCCGGGTTGTTCTCATTTGGCGATGGAGGGAAGTCGTCGCTGCGAGGAGCATGGTGCAAAGAAAAAGGTGGCTGCCGGTGAAACACCGCGCAGTCACCTCTCTGCACACAAAAGAGGGTATGGCGTTGTTTGGCGAAGGCTCCGCAAGATGGTTCTGGCCGAAGAGCCGTTTTGCATGATTTGTAAAAGAAACGCCTCCGAAGAGGTTGACCACATTATTCCCAAGCACGAGGGTGGTGGGAATGACAGGGAGAACCTTCAGGGGATATGTAGAGATTGTCACCAACAAAAGACCATTAAGGATTCTGGGAACCAAGAGAGAAGCCACGAGAACATCCGAATTGTGAATGGCGCTCCCTATGCCGGAAAACGTGCGTATGTCTATTCACAGGTACGTCGAAACGATATTGTTTTCGATTGGGACAAAATGATGGCTGCGGTGATTCCCGTCGATCCTAACGATATTACGCTTGGCATGGCGATAAGGGATGTAGTCGTGAAACACTCGAAGCGTATAGGCGAGAATCGTAAGGCATTCATTATTCTCACCGACTATGTGGGTGCGAATGAAATTTGCGATCAAACGGGAGGCAGGCTCATTATTATTGATAAGGGGCAGGATGCTGCTTTAAGAGCTGCACACGATGATGGGAATCGAAAACTCGAATCTGTCATCAATGCGTGGTATGCCAGCAAAGCAGCACACATTAAGAGGTATGGAAAGAGGGAAAAACAAATAGAGGTAGGAGAAGCGATATATGGGTAAGCGAGGGCCAAAACCTAAACCAACTGCAATGTTGAAACTATCTGGGTCAAAGTGGGTTAATGAAACACGTTCCGGTCGAGACAAGGAGCCTGCTGTTGAGGCGGCTATGCCAAAGTGTCCCACTTGGCTAAAAGATAGGAGGGCTAGGGCGCATTGGCGAAAAACGGTTAAGAGTCTGATGGAGATTGGGGTTTTGGCTGCTATTGACGGTGACGCACTTGCGAGGCTCTGCATGACATACTCACGGTATATTGATGCGCAGGCTGAATTGGACGAGTCTGGAGAAGTGTGCTTGAACAACAAAGGTGTTCCGGTGAGATCCCCCTGGTCAAGGGTGGTGGAAAGTCTTGCCGCACAACTTCTGAAACTAGAAACCGAGTTTGGGCTGACACCATCCTCAAGGACGCGGGTACACGCTACCGAACCTAAAAAGTTGAAGGATGAGACACGAGCTGTGAAGGAATCGTATTTTGCCTGAGACGGGTCTAAAACTTGAGGGATTGCCCGGAGGGTATGATCCAGTGGCAACGGCGACAGAAGATCACTGGTTCGACGAAGATGCGGCAATTCGTGCCATTGAGTTTTTTCCCAAATTTCTGCGTCACGGCAAGGGAAAGTTTAATGGACACCCCTTTGAACTAGAGCCTTGGCAAAAAGCCATCATTGGCAACTTGTTTGGTTGGAAAAGAAGGGATGGGTCTAGGCGGTATCGAACATCGTACATGGAGATTCCGCGAAAGAACGGAAAGTCCCACCTTGCGGCCGGACTCGCACTTTATCTGCTTACGGCAGATGGCGAGGCGGGTGCCGAGGTTTATGGGGCTGCATCCGACCGCGATCAGGCTGGGATCGTGTTTCAGGTGGCGAAGGGCTTTGTACAAAGTGATGACATTCTCGATAAGAGATGCACCCTGTATCGTAACTCAATTATGGTTGACTCTACAAAGAGTACATATCGCTGTATTGCCGCAGACGCACATTCAGCACATGGGTTTAATGCTCATGGAATTATCTTCGATGAATTGCACACCCAGAAGAATAGAGATCTTTGGGACACGCTCGTTACTTCGACCGGAGCTAGACGGCAACCACTGGTGATCGGCATAACAACGGCTGGCTTTGACCAAACGACGATTTGCTATGAGATTCACAAATACGCGGAGCAGGTTCGAGATGGCATCGTAGAAGATCCGGCATTCTTGCCAGTTATCTATGCAGCCGCTACCGAAGATGAGTGGGATGATCCTAAGACATGGGCGAAGGCGAATCCAAACATGGGCGTAAGCATTAGCGAAGAGTTTATAGAACGAGAATGTAAAAGAGCAAAAGATGTGCCGGGCTTTAGAAATACGTTTCTAAGGCTCTACCTCAATCGCTGGACAGAACAGGCTGACCGTTGGATTTCAATGGAACGGTGGGATGATTGCACAAGGGATGGTGACTTGGACATCGAGCTGGAAGATGGGTTGCCATGCTGGATTGGTATTGACCTCTCAGAACGTCACGACCTTACGGCTGTTGTCTTGGTTGTAAGAATGGAAGATGATCGCTACGCGGTTGTAACAAACACGTTCTTGCCACATGAAAGGCTGTTTATTAGGGCGCGGGAAGATCACGTTCCCTACGATGTTTGGTTTGATGACGGAGATATGTTTACAACACCGGGAGAAACAATTGCCCACGAAACCATCGTACAAACTGTTTTGGATGCGTGTACCCGATTTTCTGTTCAACAAGTTGCGATTGACCCGTGGAACGCAAAACTCGTTGCCAAGAGATTGGAGGACGAGGGTGTGCCGGTGGCGGCTGTACCGCAGGCGTTCAGGACGATGACAGAGCCAAGTCATTACTTGGAAGCGTTGGTGACAGAGGGCAGGCTTTGCCACTTCGATCATCCTGTGCTTCGGTGGTGTGCATCCAATGTGGCAATTGAAACAGATTCAAATGAAAATATCCGACCAAGCAAGAAACATTCTCTGCAACGCATCGACCCGATAGTTGCATTGGTGATGGCTCTGGGCAGAGCGATGCTTGATGATGACGGACGAGAAGGAAGTGGTAGAAGCGTTTATGATGACGAAGAACAGGGCTTGAAAATATTATGAGTGAAATAGAAAAAACAGATACTGAGCAAACGACTGAAGAGAGGGCATCTTTGAGGCAACCACCCCAGTGGCTAACAGACGCTCTGAGTGGGGGATTGTCCTCATCTTCTGGGGTGAAGATAAATGAGGATACCGCACTATCTATTACGGCTGTCTATGCTGCTGTGAGGGTGATTTCTGAAACAGTCTCTAGCCTGCCCCTAAAGGTTTACAAAAAAACTCCTGAAGGCAGAGAAGAATACAGAGACAATAACTTATGGAAATTGCTTCACGATACTCCCAACAGGGAAATGTCCTCTTATACATTTAGGGAAGTCCTGACGGGTATGGCCCTGACTCATGGCAACGGCTTTGCGGAAATTGTGAGGGATGGATCCGGCAGACCCGTAGAGCTGTGGCCGATGCTTCCGGGCTACGTTACAATTGAAGTTGTTGATAACCGGATCGTGTATATTTTCAATGGTGCTGCTGGCAGTATTTACTTTGAAGCAGATCAGGTATTTCATATTAAGAACTTCTCTACTGACGGCATCATTGGGAAATCTCCCATTCGCCTTGCAAGGGAAGCACTTGGTCTGAGTGTTGCCGCAGAACGCATGGGTGGCGAGAGGTTTGCAAACTCTTCGCATCCGGGTGGCGTACTCGAACATCCGGGCAAACTGTCGCCCGAAGGCTTGGAGAACCTTCGTAAGAGTTGGGAGGCTCTGCACAAGGGAACCGGTAACTCTAGCAGGGTCGCTGTTCTCGAAGAGGGCATGAGATTTAATAACATCAGCATCCCCTCCGACGATGCCCAATGGATCGAAACACGGAAATTTCAGATCAGTGAAATCGCTCGTATGTATAGAGTGCCGCCCCATACTATCGGTGATCTTGAGAGATCCACATTCGCCAATATTGAGAGCCAGCAAATCAGTTTTTATCGGGACACGCTACTACCTTGGCTGACGAGGTGGGAGCAGGAGATACAACGCAAACTGATCCCTGACCAAGATGCACTTTACGCAGAACACAATGTAGACGGAATCATGCGTGGTGATACAGAAGCAAGATACCAATCCTACAAAGTGGCAAGGGAATCTGGGATACTCAGCGTTAATGAAATTCGTATGAGGGAAAATCTGAATCCGATTGAAGGGGGAGACATCTACCTTCAGCCACTGAACATGGTGTCGGTGTCTGATGAGGCGTACCAGACTGAAGAAAATAATGAAGATCGAGCGTTGCTCCTACCGGAGGGTAAAGCTGAGGGGTTGGGCGATCACATAAACTCATGGCTCAGAGAGGCTTGCACAAGAGCATTTTCCATAGAGGCTAATGCGGGTCGGCGTAGTGTCACCAAGTACCTTGAGAAGAATCTGAATCCCCAAAAACTTGTAGACAGCCTGACAACATCAGCCAAAAGGTTCCCTGAGCGTGTAGTGGAAATAACAGCCTCTATTATTGAGTCGCTGAACTTAGATACGGAAATACTAAACTCTGCCGTCAGGGTCGAAGCAGCTTCATCGTCGCAGGAAACTTTGCGGGGTGCTGTTAAGATATTGAGGGCAAACGATAGTAATACAATGGCAGCATCTGCTGAATTAAAAAACTGGTACGACGAAACAACGGAAATGGCTGCCTGTGATTTGGCAGACGCTATATTTGAATCTTGGAGTAAGAACAATGGAAAATAGAGAAACTAGAGCTTTAAAAGAAATACGAGTTGAGGCTGCTGCAAGTGGCAAGCCTAAGATTAGCGGTTATGCCGCCGTCTTTGATTCCCGAAGTGAAGATTTGGGTGGGTTTGTTGAAAGCATCCGACCCGGAGCATTTGCCAAATCCCTTGACGGTGGTGCAGATGTGAGGGCGTTGGTGGGACACGACCCAATGCATGTTATTGGCAGAAACACCGCCGGTACACTTAATATATTTGAAGATTCTTATGGTCTAAAGGTTGAGATAGATCCACCAGACACGACTGCCGGACGAGATATTGTCGAGTCTATCAGGCGTGGAGATATAGATTCTATGTCCTTTGGCTTTATTGCTCAAAACGATACATGGACTGTGGAAGATGGTGTAGATTTACGCGAACTGATAGATGTCGAATTGCTTGAGATTTCAGTGGTTGCGTGGCCTGCCTATCAGGATACTTCTGTGGCGGTGCGGTCTAAGAAGCTGAATGATGAAACCAGAGTAGACCCAGACGAAGAGGGCAACTGCCCATCTGGGTATCACAAGATGGCTGCGGATGATGAGCATGACGGTGAGTGGTGTATGGAAGGTGAATCCCATCCAACAGAAACTTACAAAGCCAGAAACGTGCCAGCAACAGTTGATTCTCCAAAGGCAAATCCAGATCGCCCCTGGGACGGGGATGGAGCAAGGAAAAGAGTCCGTGAGTGGGCGGGTGGGGATAAAGAGAATATTGATTGGGGTAAGTACGCCAAAGCCTTTGCATACTTCGATGGTGAGGATGCGGAAGATTTCGGATCGTACAAATTGCCGCATCACGACATTATTGATGGAAAGTTGAGGGTTGTCTTGCGTGGGGTGCAGTCTGCCAACGGGGTGATGCAGGGTGCTATGGGAGGTGTTGATCTCCCAAGTGGGCAGCGAAGCAAGGTTCAGGCTCATATAGACTATCACCTCAAGCAGTTTGACAAAGACAGAAGCCATAAAGACGATGGTTCTTTAGAGGTGCGAGAAACAGAAGTGGTTTCAATGGAAAACCTGAGAACCCGTCTGCGGCTGGCTGAATCCTCAGAATAAATATTCATATTTTGGCAAAAAATATGAAAGGAAGTGTCTGCTTTTTAAGACTCGTCCTGAATAAAGATGTGAGGAGTTTAGCAAGTCCTAAGACTTGGAGGCCGTTGCCTATCCGTTGCAGGCTCTGAAATAGGTATTTCCCCGCCGATGCGGTGTCTATCTGCTGGTTTATTAACAATAACTAGCCGTTATCGCATCTGTTTTGCGCTTACGGCGTATTTAGTGAGGAAAAATTCCTATGACTAATCAGGAACTTTATGAAAAACGGGCTTCATTGATTGCCGATGCTCGTT